GCAGTGGCTGGACTATCATCGAAACTTATAGATGCAATATTACCGGCACCGCCAGAACCCTCTCCAGTCCGCATAGTCCCAACTATGGTAGAACCACGGAAACAAGAGATAATAAGATTTGTAATAGCCGAGGTAGCGGACCATAAAAAAGCGCCGTGGATACGGACGGTATTGGCATTGTCGGCCATCGTGATCACTTGACTGAGGATTTGTGTACCCTCGTTAGCTGTAGGTGGTGTATCATCATCTGGGATAATGGTCGTGCCTATGGTTGTCGTGACACCCACCGCAATATTCTGTAAGACTCTGGGAATACTGGCTGCGCGTGTGTGGTTGAGGACGTGAACCTGATTAGTCCCCGTAGCGAAGCACATCATACTGTCCCCCGCCGTGACCGTGATATTAGCCTCTCCTGGTAGGTCCAGAGTCGTCGCGTTGTGTATCAGCGTCACGGCAGCGTCGAACTGAAGGATGAAAAAGCGTCCGATAGCAACGGTTATGGAGGTGAAGTTGATACTGCCGGTTACATCGAAGTAGTTACCGTCCGTATTCAGGACCAGCGGGTCGGCGCTGGTGATATCTCCACCCTTGGTAAACCTCGCTTTCAATGGTGTCAAAAATCGGGCGTCATCCGTACCTATGTTAGCCTCGGCTACAGTGGCAATCTCAGCGATACCTTCGGCAGTTTCAGTCGCTGAGCTCTGTGTTGACGCTCGTCTAAAAATACGAGGGAGATCAGCTAATGCTGGTTGATTAACTATCCCACTCATTAGTAATCTCCACCAAACACAGCAATATCCACTCTATCCGGAGCAGCGCCAACTGCTGTTCCAACATTAAACGCCAATGCATCATTAGCTTCAAGAATGATATAACGATCCGGTGTTACATCAGCAATAGGCCAATCAGTGATGAGCATATCTAATGCATCTGTGCCAACCGCATTACCTGCATTAGCAGCAAGCGTTGTAAGATGAAGCTGAGAGAGCTTCCAAATAATAGACCCAGTTGGCAGGTTCTCGGCTGTATCTACCGTTGCTGTGGCAAATGTTAATGCGAGAGCGGCTACGCCTGTAAGCGTAATAAAGAATGAATTAGCTAACGTAGTGGGGCTGCTCACCAACAGCCTGTCACCAACAAGCCAACCATCAGTGATGAAAGAGCCACCAGTACGGGTGATGGTGTCAGAGCCTCCACCGCCGTCTACAAATGCTCCTACAGTCATGGCAGACTGAAGGGTCATACGTTTAGCGTAATACAACACCATTGTATTCCCACCAGCATCAGTGGCAGCTACACTAATACCATGTACTCGGCTGCCTGAGCTGCCCGCAGTGAAGCCAACAAGAGCCAGCCCTGTACCATGAGCTGCTATGAGGGCAGTGTTTTCAACCCTCCATGTTCCAATAAAAATCGGTCTTACAGCCATATGCTGTCTCCTTAGGTAAATAGAATTTTAAGTAAAATTCAATGCGTTATGCACATCTGTACTGAGTACAATATAATCATCTATAAGATGCGAATGGTCTTGTCTTGATAGGTCTGCGCTAGAGCCAGCGGAAGCTGTAAGAAGCGCCACCCCCTGTGGCGTTGCATCCGATACAATAGCGGTCCCTGTGCTCGTTAGCTCAACAAACTCCCAAGCTGTGAGACCTGTGTTTGTCCGAAGATAACGTTCTCCTGTCACTACAGGAGGAAGGATATTGCTAAATGCAGAGAGCGTACCAACAGGCATTGTTAATGCCCTACCTAATTCTTCTTGTTGTTGGATAGCCACCATCATAGCGCGATCAAAAGCATCCTCTTGAATGTCAGGGAAATAGCCTCCTTGATTTTCAAGATCGTTCTGCTGTAATAAACTAACCTTACGCCTTATGGTGATGCTTTCACCAGTAGGAATAAGCGTTCCACCAGCTTCAGGATAACGGACTGAGCCGCTGCTTAATGTATCTGTCGTGCTGGTGAGCACGACAGCATATGCTGTAGCCCCTGTTCCTTCAGAACGCAGCGTCTCCACCCCATCACTGTCTCTTGTTGTCACCTCCAAATCAAACACGGTATCAGGAGAGACAATAGTAGTGAAGATTACAATGGGAGAGAACGAAAATAAATCTGCTACACCATTTCCATTTGCTGTTATTTTATCATTGGCAACAGTAATTGTCATATTATATTTCCTTCGATGGAGCAGCGAGAGTGAGACCGCCAAATATTATCTTAATTAGGTCTTTATGTGAAATGGTCTCAAGGCCAGCTTCTGTTATTATATCCATATTTAAAGCAATACTTCCAAGGTCGCCTAATGGAAGACCATCAAGCCGTTGAAGAAGGTCTTCATCAAATTCTCTCTGTAACTTAGGGGAAGGAATAGGCTCCACCCCTACAAACCCTTCTCGTGGGGCGATAATAGGAAAATCAAAAGGAAGAATTGGAGTGCCGGTTTCAGGGTCTGTAGGATTGAAGAACGGCTCAGAAATTTTATGCTTCAGTCCCACCCCTAATAGTCTTTCAGCGTTCCTACGTGCTCTATTAGGAGAAGTGGCAAGGGCCAACTCACTATCTAAAAGTTGTTCAGCAGCTTTAGGCCAATTCTTATTATTAACATGTCCTATCATTCTTTTAAATTTCTTAAACCTTGGCTTTCCCAATTGAAACATCATGTCCGTTAGGACGATTTGTCTACCGCTAGATAGATTATCAAAATCTGGAATGACATCTCTTACATCATTCAGTGCATCTATTAATGTAAGCTCGAAAAGCTTATCTATTTGAGTATGAGAGAGAGGAACTTTCTTAGTAACAAGCTCTACTATATCTATACCAGCTTGTCTAAATTTCTCTCCTGCATCTTTCCTTGAGAGATTGAACCCGATCCCCACTGTAAGTCTTTTCCTACTGTCTAAATATACGTTATGTCGGGTTCCTTCATTAAGACGTACAGTATTCTTTAGCCCACCAATATCCTTAACATCATTAAACTCTTTAGGAATTAGTTGAAATGGCAAAGTGGGCGGTGTTGTAGGAATGGATATAGTGGGCATACTACTCGCCAATACCAATGCTAATACCCAGAAGGGCATCTTGTTTGTCCCTTATTCTCTTGTCTCTTCTTTGCCTTAGTTCATCATTCTCTCGGAGAATTTCTTCTCTAGCTGCTGCTCTAAAAGTCTCTATAACTTTTCTGATTATAAGGGCACGGCTTCCTTCTTCTCCATCACTCCCTACTGCCCACACCCCTGAAAGGGCATGTTTTCCAGCAATAATAGAATTGAGAGTGTCGTATGCACCGTCACCATTTATCTTAAATTCATTGCCCGCAAGCTTAGTAAAACGGGTAAGCTCACTAGGAGAAAGCTCTATATCAAATTGTATCTTTGAAGGTTTATCAACATTAACCTTATTTTCAAACATATAATCATCAATAGGGCGCTCCTTCTGCCCAAACTTATATATCGGAGAAACAATATCTGGTCCTAGCCCACCTTCTAAAAGGATGTCTTGTCCCCACAAATTCACCATTGCAAGAAGGTCTTTTGAATATCCCGGTGTACGTGCCCTAATGGCATCACTTATATCATTAACCTGTCGCCATACCGGATCAATCACACGTGCTGTTTGAGCAGCAAGGGTAGGAACGAGGAACGATCCAATGTTCTGTTCAATATATCTCTCACCAAACTTATCAGGTTGTGTCATGGCATCCAAGAATTCAGCAGGGCCACGCATCCATGTCTTATTGAACACACTCTTTGAACCAGCTAAAGCTATAGCAGCAATAAACTCTCCATTCTCTTCAACCGTATGAACACCAAACACTTCAGCATAACTCGCAGCAGCACCAATTATCAGTCCAAAAGGATCAGTACGATTATAACTATACCAAGTATCACCAATTCTTACACTAAATGGAACATGTGTTCTACGCCATGTTTTAGCAAGGGGCTTAAGGGAAGGACCAGCGCCAGTGATACGACCTTTAAGTGCCATATCAACCATCACCATAGCCAACCCACTTCCCATAATGATGCGGGCTAATGCAAGATCTCCTCTAGCTCCACCACCTGCAATAGCCCCTCTTATGTCGGCAGAGAGAAGACCAAGAGGACTTCTGCTTCCAGCAAACTTTATAAGATTGATAGGGGTACGAATGAATGGAACAATGAATTTCAATATTGGATGTTGATTTGTTGCTTGTTGAAAACTCTTGCCCGTTGCCCCAAGCTCTTGCGTAAAGGTCAGACGTTCAGAGAAATCAGTGGCTTCTTCTAACATAAATTTAGTTGGGTTGTTTTGAAGCTCTACAATACGTTCTGCTAATGCTCGGCCCTCTAGCCCCTCTCTAGTGGCAATACGTCTAGAGAGGGCTTTAACTGTCATGCTCCTACCAAATGTCCTAAAAAATTCATCTTCCACAATCAGAGCTGTAGTGGGGAAACGAACAAACTGCCCAACTCCATCAACAAAACGTCTTACATAATTACCTAAACTACCTTCCAGCCCATCAAGACCAAAGTTTCTAGCAGTGATGGCTCGTTGGGTGCGACGCTCTGGCTTCTGTAAGATAGATGTGGCTTCGCCTGTCTTAAGGGTGCGGCCAGCAGCTCTAATAGCGTCACCAAAAGCTTCGGTTATGCCAAAAATCATATCCGTAGCTTCACCAATTACAACACCATCTGTGCTGCCACGTAAAAGATTAATTCTAGCCGCTAAAGAGCGTTCAGCTATGTTCCATAGCATATTAATGCCAGACGTGGTGATGTTAACAGCATGTGTCTGAGGCCCCGAAAGCAATGAGCTGTACCAAAGCTCAATCACCATATCAATAGCTCTTTTGCCAAAGCTTCCTTTAATAGCCTTATCAAGCTTGGCAGGATCATCAAGCCCATCTATAAGATTGGCTATTCTCCTCACTTGATCAGGCCCACCATCTTGCATTAACATAGCATTCAATTCAGCAATACGTTTCTGACTGCTTCCAGTGGGGATTTGTAAAGCTCTTAATGCCCTTCCTGCCTCAGAAGCAGCTCCTTGGAATTGTATTTGCAACGCCCCATGGATATTCATCATCTTCTTAAATATAAAGATGTCGGCTATGTCTGTGCTATCCTTAGCAATGGTGGAAAGACGAATAACATTAGCTGTTGAAGCATCTAATATAGCTTTAGAAGCTAACATTTCTTCTGCATTAAACGCTCGTCCTGATTGTCTATTCAGAAGCTCTTGTGGACTTAGATTGAGCTTACGAGCTAGTGCACGTAACGCCTCATCGGTAATAACGCCACGTCTTGCTTCATTTATTTGGCCAGAAAAGAGGCGAGCTGTTCTTTCTAAAGCTTCAGCAACATTCTTAGAGCTTGTAAACTGAGCCCAATTCATTTGAAAAGGGACAGCACCTGCAGGAATATCTCCTTTTAAGAAAGCCTCAGCAGCCTCATCGCTTATAAATCCACTTTCCTTATCTCCACCAAGCCCATCTCTAATTTTCTGTTTAAAAACTTCATCATTCAGAGAAATAGCTTCATCAAACTTAACGCCTTTATCAGCCCTATTAAACTTAATAGCCCGTAAGCTCCTAAGCATTCCTTCAGCAAAAATACCAAATCCAAGCCCCTCTAAAGCATTCTTAAAACGCCCATCCAACTCTGTATCACCGGGCTCAGTCGCTAAATATTCAGTGACAGGGTTTTGTAGCATAGGCATACGTTGTATTAGATTAGAGAGCCGCTCTTCATGTGGATCAAAGACAAGAGCAGCAGCCGCAGCTCCGCTTATTTCAATCTGTGCCGCTTGCCCTGTCATTGAAAGAGCTTTCCTTCCGCCATTAAGAACCCTTACAGCTCTTAACATTGGAAGCCATCCGGTGAAGAATTGTGCAAAACTACGAACAATGCCGCCTGTAATAGACCTTGCTGGATCAATTTCTGGAAGCTCAATTTTTATTTCTTCTTCTTTTTCTTTCCCTGCCGCCTCAGCAACCATTGGCCCGGTAATAGGGCCAAGGTCTTCAAATGTTAAATTCCCGCCCAGATCAACTTTGCTATTAAGCCATTCAGCAAGACTATCAAGAGCCCCCATAGTGTTCTGGACAGCATCTCTAGCTCCACCAATAGTTTGTGGAATACTTTCGATGATAGCCCCTGTTCCTACATCCTTAACAAAAGCACCAGCCCCTTCCATTATCCTAATGCTTAAAGGATCATCTTCATCAGCCTCTTCTTTCTTTTCTTCTAATGTAGTGTCTTCTTGCATCAACTCATCAGCTTCTCTTATCAAACGCTCCATTCTTTCTCTACCAATAGAAGAGACAAAGGAAGCACTAAGATCATCTTCTTCGAGCTGATTTATGTCTTCAGGAAGGGGAACAGGATGTTCATGTAATGCCATTATTTCACCAACTTCTCAACTGCTGTTTTCCACTTATCCATTCTGTCAAGGGCTCTTTCATATTCAGCTTCAGACATATTCTTTCTATTCCGTGCCAATTCTTTAGTAGCCTCCTTTACATCTTCCAGCTTCTGGTCCTTAGTTCCTGCTCCTCTACCGAGTTTAAGGAAAGGTGGTCGGGCCAATCCTTGTAACACACTCCTTGCATCACTCTCCAAGAAAGCATCCAATACACTGTCATGTACAGCTTGAGGGTCTTCACCAGCCAACACTCTATTCTCAAACTCTACGATAGCATTACGAGTACGACGTGTAGCTCCAGGTTGAAGAATTGCTAATGGCCCTCTAACACCACCAATAAGTTGAGAGATGTTAGTACGAAGACGCTTTATGTCATCCCTAGCTAAAATACCACCACGCCTCTCCACTGTATCTACTAGCGCAATCAATATTCTCTTATCTTTGTTTGATATATTTTCAGCATTTTCTATATCTTCAAACGTTTTCTCTCCCAATCTCACATCCACTTCAAGAGCTAATAAAGTATCAGGATCAGAAATAACACCATCTTCTCTTAAGAGTTTTAAAGCTTTTCCATGTTGTATTGCACTAAGGCCACCTTTCTCAAGAAGCAAAAATACTAAGTCCTCACTCACCTCTCCTTTTGCTATCCCAAGAATGACACGAACAAATGTAGCATCTTGCCTATCTTCATGTTCTTTTTTAGCGCTTGCTTCTGCCTCCGTCCTTAGTCTTAAAAGCTCTTTATCTCTAGCCTCTAATCGTATAGAAATCGCAGCTCTGCTCACCCCATCAATCTTAAGAAAGAAATCGTTGAATATTTTTTTAGCTCGATTATTGTCAAGCCGAGAAGCAGCCGTTATCACCTTATCTAAAAGATTAGTGACAGCCTTCTCCACTTCATTGTCAATAACATCTTGTGAAAAGTCTTTAAACAACTCCGCTGTTTCACCCTCTACAATAACAATCGCCCTCTCTAATACATCTCTGTCAAAAGGTGCAGCAGTGGCATCATCTTTAGCTTCAGCTATCCGTGCATCTCCTGTAGCTTTATTAGCTTTCTTCCGTTGCTTTGTAACATGCGTAAGGAAGGAAGAAAGCTCCTTCTCCACTCGCTGTTCAGAAGATATAGAAAACATATTCTTTACGCGATTGTTAGATGCTCCAGCTAAAAGCTCTGCTCTTTTATTTTGTATAGCAATCTGTGCTTTTGGGAAAGCTAGGATTGTCAGTTCACCTTCTGTAGAATAAAATCCTTGATTCTCTTCGCTTCCATCTCCTCTTCCTAGCTCTCTAATGAAAGCAGACAGTTCTATGTCAAGCTTCTTAAATTCTCTTTGATCGTCTTCATCCTGGAGAGCAATAGAGGCTCTGAAAATATCATCACTAACACCAATTATCTGCTCACCAAGACGGGCTATAGCACGTCCCTGTGTGGCCCCAAAGGCACCAGCAGGTGCATCAGGAGACGCAAGAGCTAACGGTCCAGCTTTCTCCAATGCTGTTCGCTCTGTTATTCTAGGAACTACAGGCATTTATGATGTCCTTAGAGCCAAAGGCTCATTTCTTTTATTAAATATGGCCCACTTACTGGCCACCTTTCCAGCAGTAGCGAGAAGCGTCCCTGCGGCTCCAAACAATCCAGCCTCTTTAGCAGCTTTTCCCTTTGCTTCAGCAAGACGAGCTTGTATCTCAAAGTTTGCACCTTGCATTTTAAGAGCGAGAGCTTCGCGGTCTGCATTTGTTTGGATAGCTATCTCATCAAGCTTTCCAATACGAACAGCATCTAATAATAGATCGAATGCTGTGCCCTCATCCACCACCACACCACGTCCAGCGAATGAAGCACGTTGTGCCCCAATGATCTGTCCCACTTGTAGCTGTCTTTGCTGTTGAGCTATTGCCCCCTCTTCCAGCACCTCTTTCGCTTTTATATCGGTAAGAAACTTATTATTTCTTAATACAGCAGCTTGGAATGTAGCTTGAGCTTTTAACGCCTTTCCCTCACGTCTTTGTCCAACAGCACCCAGTATCCCCCCTAATGCAGTGGCGCCAATAGAGATAGGCTCACCAAACTCTTTAAAGAATTGATTAGTCTCAGTGCCCATCTACTTCCTCTTTCCTTTTTTCCACCCAATGAAACATTCTCCCTTCCACCCCTAGTGGGACGGCTGGATGGACGGTGAAGCCAAGCCACTTAAGCCATCTAAGAGAACGCTTATTTCTAGCATCGACATAATTAACCAAATGCTCATACTCCTCTAACATCCTCTCCACCCACTCTCGGCTGCCTTTTAAGAATGTTACAGGGTATTGACGTAAATGTCGTGTGCCTAACATCCACACACAAGCATAAGGACTTAAGAATGTTCCCCTACTCACTCCACTTATCACCATTGTCTTATCATCGGCAAGCCATGTCTCACTTTCTATAGATACACCTACAGAATGACGTATTGCTTGCTCAGGAGAAAGATGTCCTATAGCCCAAGCATTATCTCTATCTTCCTGTTGCATATAAAATGCTAAAGAAATAATATGCTCTTCTTCTACTTTTACAAATTTATGAACTGTCATCTGGTAACAATCATATCAGGAATAAAGGCAAGGATAGTCATAGGCAAGGGGTCTTTTTGTCTTAAGAACATCCGTCCTGTCTTATTCCAAGCAGACGTAATTCTAATTTCTTTATCCCCTGTCAATAAAGCAGTGGGAGCGCCAATAGGCTCAAACTCTCTTTGTTTCATCTCTGTTAAATGATTACTATCAGGGCCAATTAGAAGGCCACGAGAATTCGCAAACCTAACAGTGACGACAGGAATGAGACGGCTCTTCCCTTGTATTGTTCTCTTAGTATCGGGCTCAGGATCAAGCGTCTCTATATCAGATGTATATCCTTTTCCCACATGTATCCTACTAAACCCACGAGGCAACGTCAATCCACCTAAAGGAGATACAGTGAGTGAAGAAATAACATTACCGTCAGCTAAGACAGCAACAGACGTATTAACAAGATGATGTAACTTCGTAAGCGAACTTACTACAAGCCTTGCTTCACCCCCTTCAACATAAGCGTTAAATCCCTCCCCATTAATATTGCTCCCGTCTTCTATACTGGCGAGGGTGAAGGTGTTGGTAGCAACATTAGCAACAGTAAAGCGTCCATTGTTTAACTGTGCAGGCTGTGTCTCATTTCCTACACTATCAACATCCAATGTCCACACTATCCCACTTATGTCAACCTCATCATCGTTGCTATAACCATGAGCAGCTATTGTAATTACAACAGGATTGGTGAGAGAAATGGCCGTTATGTCTTGTGCATTATCATGTGTCAGGCCGCTATCAACAAAGAATGCATCCCTAACATCAGTGAAAAACCTATTATCAGTGCGCTCAATATACCTAACTGTGTTTCCATCTATCGTTCTTTGGACAACAAAATAAGCGGCTACGTCATTAGTTGTAAGAGAAGGACGTATAGCAGCTACGCTTTCATATTTTCCATCCGTATCCCAAATTGCCCAAGCCACCACCTCTTGCTCTTCGTTAAATGTTAACGTCAATACCTTCCCATCATCTCTTATGATATAAACAATAGGCTCAGGGCTTGATGTAAATGCCCATTCCACCATGCTAAATCCATCAAACATATGTGGAACGAGAAGAGAAAGATCGTTTGTTGTATACCCATCAATCTCTAATGAAAACTTAATAGCCCTCACCCTATCTGTTCCTTCTTGAGAGAAGAGAACAGTGTTGCCAATAATTAAAGGAGGAAGAGAGTTAGCTCCCCATTGGCTTTGTGGGTTTTGTGTAATAGTGTCAATTGAAAACTTTGGATCACCACCAGAAGAAAGCGCCCATTCAGCACCACTCGTGAAGACAAGAAGGTTTCCCACTGAGACATAGTGCCTAATCTCATTAACCTCTTTCGATGTTAATGTTGTACTAAATGCATCATCAGCTTTTATAGGAATGCTCTTAGAATAATTATTAAAACTACCAATAACAGAAAAATTAGTGGTATCGGGATCGTTATTACTGCTGCCAAAAAGCCTACGTTGTTGATGAAAACCAACACTGCTAGGCCGGTTATCAGCTCCACTGAATGGGGTGGCAAGGCGTGGAGGCGTATCATTTAAGTCTTCAATAGCCGCATCATCATCTACAAAACTTAATCCTTCCGTACCGCCTATAAAACCAAATATCCCTTGATTAAGCTTAAATATTCTATACCGACTAGCACCAGCAACAGCAGTCCAAGAGATAGTGACATCTTTATCATTTGTATGTTCTACAAATGTTGCAGCAACAGTCCCACCGCTAGTATAAGCTGTAAACCCTGTACTGTCTTCATTCAACAATTGAAATGTTGTTGCTGTTTGCCCACCTATAACGAAATGTCTATTATTCAATTCCGTCATACCAACAATGCTACTTATATTTACAATATCACCATTATCAAAACTATGACTAGCAACTGTAACAACAGCCGGATCGGCTTGTGTTATACCTGTAATTGACACAGCGGCAGGATCAACTGATGTACCTGGAAGCCCTTCTTCTTGTCCATCAGCAGAAATAGCCGTAACTTTCCACGATCCAGCAACTGTTCCGCTTCCTCCAGTAGCATCAATTAGTGTAGGAAAGGATATAGTGGGACGGAATGTAATATCTGTTAGTGTCCAATTAGAAAGAGACACACGAGCAAGCTCTGCTGGTGCATGAGAGGGGTGAACGATAGTAACAACATCAGCCGTCTGAACAAACTTCAATGCTCTTAGTTGTGCTTGTGTATATGGAGTGGTGAGGGTGAAGATACGAGCTGCTGTTCCTGCACTAGTGTATGGAGAAAAGCCAGTTCCATCAATATTGCTTCCAGTAAATTGATCTATAAGTTCAAACGTATTAGCAGCAACATTAGCAACGACAAAACGCCTTTCGTTAAGCTCTGTCATCCCAAGGACAGCCGTTATAAACACCTCATCATTATTACTATAGCTATGCCCATTAGATGTTACAACAACAGGGGAAGCCTGAGTTGCATCTGTAATAGTGACAGTGGCCTCAGTGACATGCCCATCATTCCTAATGACACGCATATACAGATTTCCAAATTCCAGAATATGTGTGTCAGTGGTTTTGAACTGAAAAGCAATTAGACGGGGAGCATTAGCATGATCTCTGACAGGACCAATAAACAAACTGCCGGGACGATTTGATATTCCACCAAACTGATGGACTATCGTATTCCTAGCAATCCTAAGTCCTGTTTGATATGCTCGTATATCAGTACGGCCATATAGGCTGCTGCCTATTTCTCCTCTACTAAAACTTGATTGTATAATCTTAGTCATTTATGCTCTGTCTCTAATATGTTGAGCATCTCTCGGTGGATCAGCTTGTCCTTCAAGAGCATTATAAGCTTGAGCAACTCTCACTAAGGCAATATAAGTTTGTAACATTTCTTTTTTAATCTCTGGGCTACCTGTGAGAGGGAAAGATATATGATGTGCCAATAGATAAGAGAGAGCTTCAATAAACATAGGAGGAAACAATGTAGTTGCTTGTGTATTAAAAGTGTAAACAGCTATAGCATCCTCAACATCTGTTAAGATTGTTTTCTCTGTTCCATCATCACTCATTTCTATTTCAAATGGACTAGCATCAGCAAGCTTACCCGCAGGGTTCACCATACTCCTTATCTTTAAAGCATCTGCTGGATATTGATAACGAAAGGTCCAAACACCCTCGGGAGCATCGTCACTATGAAGAGCTAACGTTTGCCTCCTTCTGGCAAAAGTCCAATCCAATATCTCTAATGCTTGCTCTCTACTAAAGTCATACCAGAGATTAATTTGATTTGCTTCAGGAACATTTTCTGTCAAACTCTCAATTATACTGCTTGCACCAATATGAGAAAGAGCCATATTTCCTATTCTCACTGGACTAACAATTGCCATCTTATCATTTTTCCTTTACATCCTACGTCTACGACGTAGCCAAACAATACCAACAGGAGATACAACAACGCCTCCACCTGCAAAACCAAGGTTCATTAACCAACACAACATCATGCAAATCCTAAATTAACAACAACCTGATTTGCTCCCGGTGCACCAGAATCAGCGTCAGCGATGCCTGTGGTCGCAGCTACAGTAATCGCGGTCCCAAAGGCGATGCCATTCGGGATCGAGAGCGTGAAGCCCGCTCCGTTGGTATCCCCCTGAGTCGCCAAAGGGAAGGTCAGGTCCGGCACCGTGGTCCCAACAACGACCGTCGCCACCGTGGCGTCGTAGAACTTTAGGAACAACGTGGCTGCGGAGAGGTTCATCGCGTGTATCCAATAGACTTGTCCAGCACTGGCCTTGATCGCGTCCTCGCTTTCATCTACGTCGATGTTCTTGTAAATCGTAGTGCCACCACTTGTTCTGGTTCCCATAAGGCTAACTAATTGACCATCAGTAGCATTACCCCTCATCCTATCCCAAGTGGTGCCGTTGAAAAAGCACGGGGCAACGCCCAATTTTCTGATTTCACCTTCTAAGGTAGGGAGAAGGCCAATGGTATTTGAACTGCCATCCGTCGCCGTTAAGTTAATTGCAAGTATCGGTCTCCCCGAACTATTCATAAGAAGACTCTGAACATTTGTTCCATCATCTCCGCCAATTAGGACAGGGTTTCCAACAACTACAGCGCCATCTGCCGCCAAACCACCTATACCTTGTGAACCTGCAACACCGCCTGTAACAACAGCCGTTCCACCGATCTGATTCAAATTAACACTTGAATTGGCAGCAATCGTAACATCATTATTACCGCCCAAATCGACTAATACACCATTTGTTGCATTCGAGAGATCAGTACCATCGGATGCCCTAATTGTAGTGTGGAGAGATCGCTGTGATGTAATACGAACAGGCGCAATATTATTCTCGGTAGCCGCTGTTGTCGTTATATCATCTAATTGACCACCGAGACAACCTGATTCCTTAAACGCTTCATTAATCGTATGACCAATAGGTGTCAGAAAATCTCCAGTACCAGCGTTAGACGTGATCGTGCCCGAAATAGGCTGAGTAACGGCGGAGCCATCTACGAGAAGAGTTCCTGTACCTGCATTAGCTGTAACAGTGCCAGATACGGGTTGTGTAACAGCCGATCCATCAACCGTAACTGTGCCCGTGACACGAGTGACATCCACTTCAAGGCCATTCGCTGCCGTACCTTCAATTGGCGTAGTACTGAGAAGAGTTCCATCTATCAACTTGACTCGCTGATATTCTATACCAGCAATATCTTCTGTAGCAATAGTGTCACCACCAGAACCTGTGTTGAGAATCACATCATCGGCCATTTATGCCCCCACTCCTATAAGAGCCAATCCAAGTGCTGTACCAGCGGCTGGTGTTTTTATAATCGTCACCGTAGGTACAACGTTATTAACAATACCATTAGGACTAGAAAGTGAGAAATCAAAAGTATCGTTATTAGTTACATTGGCAGTAACCAATTCAATTCCATAAACATGCTCAGTAAAATTATCTGTCGTGAGCAACATATCATCCACAAGCCCATCGGTCGATTGCTCACCGGCTACAAACACGCCAGCACCAGGATCAGAGATGTCATCCGGCGAAGCTCGATTCGTAGTTGAATTGTCGTTAGTAAGACCTGCCGCTACAGCACGTATGCCATCACCACTGTCGGTGGTCGTAAGATTGATGGCGGCTGCACTATTCTTAGAATACTGAATTTGGTAGCCACTACCAGCCTTACCATCAGCCCCACCTGTTTCATCAACACGTATCCTTACCTGGAATGGTTGATTACCGGGATCAACATCAATATTTACATCAACATCCTGGTTGGCAAGCGGTGTCGATGCAGCTTCGCCTCCATCGTCGTCATAGAAGCGGTAGGCGTTGAAGTGCGGCGTGAATGAGGCATGGGTCACAGAAGCCCGACCTCAACGGCATGTCGGCAAATGTCTTGATAAGTCTTATCGTAAATCGTGCGCCCATAAAGAACCTTTACAGGGCCATCAGTATGCATCAGATAATCATAGAAACCCGGTTCATCCTTACCGTCCCAACCCATATCCTGATCCCAGCAATAATAAGGCTGACCGTGAATCAAAATAAAACCACGTTCATTGTTAGATTTCTGAATAATGAGTTGTACATTGAGTATTGGTGCATAAAACGGATCACCATTATATGAACTGCCATCCCCATAATAGATACGCCAAAGCATATTAACTAAACTTCTTTCGTAAAATATTTAATTCATCATTAAGAGCATCTATCTTATTCTGAATCTCAGTTTCTTTGATGGCTGCTTTCTTCAAGAGTTCATTATGTTTTTCTAGTTCATTCTTTGTTTTCAATTGAAGTTCCCTTGCTTCTTTTTTAGCATCCTCAATTATTCTATTCCCTTTATCTGCATCTTTTTTAAGAAGACTAGCAGATAATCTTTCTGTATCAGAGATAACTTTCTTTGTTTTAGCATAAATAGCATCTAACTCATTCTCAGCTTCCATCAATTCTGCTTCAACTTTATCATGTTCTTTAATAACCTGTTCGGCATCAAATCGAACTTTTTTAACTACTTGTTCAGCAGTTCTTTTAGCTTGCTCAAGATTTTCTATTTCTGCTACCTCTTCAGCAACCTCAATTAAATCTTTAAATTGCTTCTTAAGATTCTTAACTCTCGTTGCTGCCTGTGTCATTTCATTGTACTCCTTGCAAGCAAGATAGCAGTGAAATTAGTAGTGCCATCACCAGCAGTTACTCTTGGACGAATATGTGCAGCCACAGGAGCTACTAATTCTCCATCACTTCCAATAAAGGAAATTAAATTATCTCCGCCATCTCTCATCTGAAAATATGTAGCTGGACTTACCTCACAACTAGCCTCTAAAATAATAGTATCTCCAACACCAGCAGCTACTTGTATTACTTGAAATGTCATATCAGCTGCAAGCGGAACACTAACTGGCGCACCATCATCTCCATTAAGGAGTCCCGTCCATATAAATCTATGAACCTTATTTGAAATTACAGAAGGTTCAAAACTTCTTGTTGCCATATTCTATTCTCCTATGAGATCAAACAACCAGAGAAATAAGTAAGCAGAACAGAACTTCCGTTGATATCCTGCACGTTAGACGCTTCGCCAGTCCCCTGTAGCCTAGCGAAGGCTGTATCTAACGCATCCATGTCAGCTATTGCCACGAGTGTCCTTTCTATTGTAGTGGGCAAAGTATCAGTATGTACCCAAACACTTGAATAAGTTCTGTTTGATGTAACTAGATCAAGGTCCATTCTGTCTGCGGCTGCGGTAACTCCACCAACTGATACAGTAACTTGTAGCAAATATTTTCCTGTAACGGAAGCCGTAAAAGTATCTGCGACAAAATCAGCCCCCTGATCAAAAACTTCTGTATCAAAATCAATGGTAGCTATTGCCCCAGCACCTGTAACGTCAGTATCAGTCACGCTGTTGAAGGCGAGGAAGCAGGGCTGGCTAGTATTCGTATGGGTGCCAGTCCAAACAACTGGATCATCAGCCGTAGTGACACCAGGATTATGGAGTGGGCTGGCTGCCACCAACCACACGAGTAGGCCAAACAATCCAAGACCTATTAAAATGTTTCTCATTAGTTGCTCCACTCTGTTACAAGGATGGTGCCAGTGCCACTAGCCACAATACAGTTCACAATCTCTCTGTCAAGATTTCCATCCGCATCAGTGATATAATAAGAGCCTCCATTAGCATTTAACCGGATGCCTTCATTGGCCACCGCAGTTTGATTGATAGTAATCCAAATAGTCTGTGTGCTATCGTTGACGAACAACGCCGATACTCGGCCCCCATTCAATGCTAGCGCCTCAGTACTAGTATTAGCGCACGAGACAGCAGTATGAACTTCATTGCGAGCTTCACCAGCAAAAGCATCATTTACGATTAGCCCAAAAAAAACTACAGCAAGAATTAACCCAATCTTCATTTTGATGCCTCTTTCTTAAACTTTTTCTTATAGCCTTCACGAGTGGCATCAGCCTCTTCAAGAAGCTGCTGATGCCTATCACTATCTAAGCGAGCTAAATCAAGAAGCTCAGCATCAAGCTCTTTTGCTACTTTCTTCTCAGGCATCTTATCTAGTATTTCACTATCAGGCGGAAGAAAATCTTTCAAACTATCAGGCATTTCATGTATGCCTTTCTTATACCTACGCCCCGAAACAGAAAGATTGAGGCCCTTAGCATAACCTTCTTTTTCTGAAGGGGCAAACCAATTATTCTTAAGCTTCACTAACATTAAACTTTTTCCTTATGTAAGGAAAGGTTGGCCAATAGGCGGCCAACCTTCTCCCATAACATTAATTATTAGCATCAGCATGAGAAGTCCAACCTGTCGGATCGACAGTAATGAAGGCATTAACAGCGCCAGCATTCAATGCAAATCCACCAGCTTCTCTTATCTGGAATGCAATATGACGCTCATACAACGGATTTACAGCAGGAAGAACATGCACCTGCGTATATCCTGCGGTTAAAGTAGCAACCGGAATAGCATCGCTTTCAAAGTGCCTAGTGGCAGTACCATCCGTAGCAATTATAGAAGTACTATCACTTACTAACAAAAAGGCCACTGTCGCTGCACCAGCAGAAGTGATGGTAGTATCAACAGTAATCACCATATAAACAGGATGGCCTTGGCCCAAATCCCGAACAACCTCAGAGTCGATAGTATCACCAATATTAACAGTACTATTAAGTGGTGTACCAACACTTACGGCATCGGCAAACTCAGTGCGTTCATCCAAAATCATTTCTATTCTCCTTTATCTGCCGTTAAACAACACGGGCTTCGTTGCCAGCCAAAGAATCTACACGCCGCATAGGAATTCCCTTGAACCTTTCAGTCCAACGCACATCACCAGCAACACTCTCAGAAGTGAGGAAGCTACTAGCTCCATCAACTGCCATTTGCTGAGAAACCATTGTAGCAATATCACGAGACATATACCAAGATGCCCGGCCCCTGCTTAAGTTCGGAATTAAACGCATTGCTTGGAACATTGAGTCGGGAAGATCATCACCTGTAGAGTTATCAGGAATGAGCAAGCTCCTATCAATATTAGCAATACGAACAATATAACGCCAATCTCTAACTGTCAGACCAGCATCCCAACGATAATGGGTACGGTAAGCTTCCATCCTGCCGGTATTAGAGCCACCGGAAGCATCCTCAAGCGTAACCACACCCTTGTCAGTAATCTGGAGACCAGCCGTAGAGCCCTTCGGAACGATACCGTGGACAGTGTTTGGTCCCCAAACAATTAACCAAATTGAAGCATTATCTACACCAGTACCACCAGTGTCAATAATGTTATCTCCATTTTCAGCACTTAAGCTATTGAAACGAGGACTCAAGCCAGTGAAGGCTTCAGGCTCCGTTCCTTCATTTCCGTAGAACAATGTGTCACTAACTTCCTGACTCATGCCTTCAATAAAAGCCATATCCTCAGAAAGCCTAAACGCAGCAGTGTTACCATTGAGATCGGCAAGGGCCTTATCAATTTCAGCATACGCCTCCAACATGCCCGTATTATCAGTAATCTGGGCAGTGGTGGATTTGGTCGGCTGAACACCACCATACATCTTACGCCATGTCGGAGCGGGAATACCCGTACGAACAGTGGTACGGTTTCCTGTTTCAAGGTTGCCCTCAACCCAGGTCATATCGTCCAACACCTCATTAGTTTCGTTCAAAATCTCCACCACTGTAGCAATCTTACCATCGGGGTCTTTCCTTTTGGCAAGATCGAGCAGGGTAGGATTATTAACGCTTAAAACAGCCATTATTTATGCTCCTTATTTCATATCAGGAAAGAGAATCTTTGCTGGGTCTTTAGGACCGCTTGCAGCAGCTCTTCCCGCCATTATGTCATCCTCACTAATACTCTTCCCTATCTTGTAGAGAAATCTGACTACCTCAGGATGATTACCCATCCCCGTGTTTTCTAACATTTCAGTGAATGCGTCATTTCCAAATTTCTTGATAGCTGATTTGGCAAACACTAAGCTTTCATCAAGCTTATCTCCACCAAATGCCTTATCATTTTCTGTACTCTCACGCCATTCCTTTTGCACACCATTCCAACGCTGTTTTAATGTATCTCCAACACGGATCATAGCCTTATTCTGTAAATCAACTAGCTTCTGAGCTTTTTCCTGTGACCAATTCTCTTCCTTGGCCAACACCTTAAACTCATCCATAGTTGCTTTGTCAGTTTCAATGCCTTCTGACAGAGTAAAGTCAGAGTAAGTTTCAGGAGCACCTTCATCCTTAGACTCGTCAGCTTCGCTGCCCTCGTCTTTTGTTTCAGCCTTCTCCTCTTTCTTTTCTTCTTCTTTATTTTTTACATCCTTATCTTGGACATTCTCTTCTTCTTTATTGTCCTCATTAAGAATTATTTCTTCAGCCATTTCTAGCTTCCTTTCGTTGTATTGCTTCTGAACGCATTTCTGTATATGCATTCGGAGATGCATCAAATATATCTTCTATAAGCCTAAGTCCAATCTGCCTCTTTCCTTCATTAAATATAGTGTAATTATCTCCTGTAAAGGAAATTTTATACACCCCACATTCTTCTAACAGTTTCCACAAGAAGCGTCTTCCACCGGCCGAAGAAAGAATTTCTTTCAAATCTTCCTTATTCTGTTCCTTATGAATATGGGCTTTTGTCTTCTTCTTCTTTATCTGCCATTCATCACCAGCATCGTAAACATGCTCTTCTGGGAGACCGTTAATCATTCGATTGTCCCGCTTCAGATATGTTCTTAACAGCCTGAGTGCCGCTCTGAGCCGCTGCCGCTTGCTGTTGCTCTATCTCTGCCTGTACAACAGCTTGCTGCTGTTCAGCTCTCTGCTGCCTAATCTGCTCTACCTCTTCGTCACTTTTAATAATAGACGGAACAGCGCCAGTCATCTGAGCAAACTGTTTCAATGCCTCATCGGCATCAAACCTATCCAACACCTCTGGCTTAACAGCTGCAAGCTGTCCAGCAAATATAGCACTACGCTCAATCGTAGCCACCTCTACAGCTCTCTGAGCTTGTGCTAATGCACTAATATATCTAATGCCAAGATTTTGTCCCTGTAATACACTAGGAGGAGGAGGAAGAATGCCAGCTCTCACTGTCTGAGCAAAGGTACGATTAATAATCATGCTTAAAAGCTCAAGCTGAAGACGTTGCAAGGGAGGGCCAAGCATTAAAAGACGCTCTTCATTTCTCTGCGAAAGTTCAAGTTGATTACGCGGTTGTACCCCACGCATAGCAGAAATAGCCAAGAACAGGTCTACAAAGAATGCTTCATTAATTCTTGCTTCTATTCCTTGAATGTCCTGCGCCATCTCAGCCAACCTTGGATCAACTTGGTAAAGGGTGGTGAGGCCCTCTTTAGTGCCATCAGCATCAAACACTGTCACACCACCAGGAAGAGCATTAATCGGAACATCACGTAATGTAGGCGGTCCTTTAAGAGGCGGATTTACAAGCTTATCAATTGCCTGAGCCTTACGTTTCTCTAATGTCTGAAGGCTTTTTACATCTCCTAATGCAATCATACCTGGGCTATTGGTTCCGTATATATCTTCTCCAGCCAATGCCCAGCGAGAAACATGAATAGGAAACTCATCGAACCCGCTCTTCCTTAAAAACTGCTCTTTCTGTATATTCCCCGGCTCAAACCATACACTCCTAAACGGCTTAAACTCTGCCCCTTCTTTCCTTGTATCTGCATCAATGTTAGCTTCAATAAACTGAACCACAGGAGCCCATACATAATAATTTCCCTTGTCCCAATGCTCACGAACAAAATCACTTACATTCTCTTTTCCAAAATCACTTACAATCTGCTTTACTTGAAGCTCATGCTCTAAAGCAAACGTGTCAACAACAAACCTATCGTTCTGAGCAATATAATAGGAGCCAAACGTGTGTGTATAGAAACGAGAAACATTCTCAAAATCATCGACATGTGACATAGCACCTGTGCCAAAGAGCAGAAGCTCTCCTAACATCACTGGAGCCATATTATATAGATTAGATTCAAGGAAGATAGTACGAATGAGTTGTTCTACATTATACAACCATGCTTTAACATCAGCCGTATTCATCAAATCGGGATCAAGCGTCTCCAACTTAAACCAAGGGCGTGTAGGAGACATAATCCCTGCAAAAATACCACTCTGTGCAGTTCGATGTGCTTGCGTGGCACGAGAATTAATTATTTTTGTATGTCTTTTATTTCCTTTATTCCTATCAGAAATAAAGAAACGTCCACGTCTCGGTTCAATATTTTCACTAAGCTCCTTAGCATGGAAAATGAAAGAGCTTCTCTCGATCTTTAGGTCGCTAAGACGCCGCATATAGTCTTCACGTTTATGAGGCATTATTTATTGTCCAAGGAGAGACGGACGAGCAATGCCGCCTTCATCTAAGCTTGCTAGAAGTGTAGGTTTCCTTTTTACACTCTGTGCATTGGTTGGGGTTCTGGCAAGAGGAGCAGTCTTTGCTTTCTTTACGGCTTTTTTCTGCCTTGCCTTGGCAGCCTGTGCAGCAATAAATCGATGGCCAGCCTGAGTTGTTTCTTGGACTGATCTTCGAAGAGAAGTATCAAATGTTATAGGTCCCCCAAGATGTGCGCGCATGTTATCGAATAGGGTACCAAAAAGAAATGCAATTCCCATTTTCTATCTCCCAAGGAGACTAGGACGAGCAATGCTCTCATCCCCTGCAAGCCCTAATGGACTTGTAAGGATTGTGCCTTGACGTCCAACAGCAACAGCCCTACGCCTACGTGCCCTGTCTTGAGCGTCTCTTACCTTTGGCTCTGCTGGTGCAGGCTCTTCAGCTAATACAGTTGGAAAAGGAGCTGGAAACCCCCCCTTACCTTTTCCACCAAATATTCCCAACGAACTACCAATACTAAAAAGAGTTCCAATAGCACTTATTACACCGAATGTTACAGGGCCACCACTTCTATCTTTCCATATTTGTAACAATATTTGCATTACCAATCACTTTCAAAAGGGTCATATTCGCTTTGTGCCATCATTGGCTTACGAAAGAATAAATTTCTCATGCTGTCTACACTTATTTCTTGAGCAAATGTAAGAGCCAATGCATCAGCTATATCAGGACTAGGAACGCCCCTCTCTTTCATAATCTTCTTACTTTCTAAAGTAATTTGCCCATTATCATCGACATTGTATTCTCTTTGCGTAAGCTGTGTCTTAAGGTCGAGAGAATTAGGAAGGGACAGGCGCAATAGGCTATCTCGCATATTCCCCCACATCTGATCTCCCCAACGTCTGTATCGTCTGTCTATCGCTGTCTTACCGAAATTAACATCAATTGGATTGTAGCCAAGACGTCTTAGAATATCCACCGGGCCTGCTCCAAGGCCCCCACCGTCAATAAATAACCCAGATACATTCTTGCCCTGCATTCTAAAAGAATGCACCATCTCAATAACTTTCTCTGCAACTTGCACATTATCAAGACGATTGTATTTTCTATATTGCCAGCTCTTCGCATCCATTCCCATACGAGGGAAAATTACAGTGTAGTTGTCACCAAACCTAGCAACATCTACACCTATTAACAACGGATCATTCTTATCAGCCACCTGAGAACGGAGCATAGCTCCCAACACCAAATCATCGGAGATGAATTGAACTGAAGCAATAAAAGGAAACACCCCCCTAATCTTCACTTTAAACAGATCGCTCTCTTCCCCCCAATCTTCACGAAGCTCTTCTATATAGGGCTTACTTGTGATGTAGACTTCTCTACTGTCGATTTGACGGACGATGTAGCGATGCCTAGATTTGCCGACACAATTCTCATAAAAATATCCGCTTTTCCGCGTTGGATTGCCGAAGTCGAATGACATAGATTCACCGTCCGTCGCACCTCCAAATCGAGCTTCCCATATCTTATCCTCTATACCAGAGTTACCGCTCCATACCACTGTGCCTTCTCTGCGTGTTAAAAGCATTCCAGCCGGAACAGTAGCACAATAAACCATACCCTTATATGGATGGCGAAAGAAAGTGTTTTTTGTTAACTTTACGCCCTCTCCTGAAGATGAAAGACTAATTACATGCCCGTCTACTGAGGAAACAACCCAATGGTCCCCAATCCACTTACGCTGCCCTTTAATATGCCTTATCGTATGCGAACTATTATACCCTGCCAATACGGCTAATGCATGAAGATCATCCGCCATTCGCTTAGACGAAGTATAAATAATCCCTCGATTGGGAGACTTCCAATACCCATCTCCTTTAAGATAGGTGAGAAGAAACAGCTTCATCTGTCTTTGACTAAATTGAAAGAAATATGAAGGAAACGTTTTATTTAAACACCCTTTTCCACATTTAAGGTAGTTAGAAGCTAATTTCCTTTCATATACAAGCCATTGATTATTATGTTTTTTCCACCTAAGACCAAGACGATCCAACAAAGCCGATATTCCTTGATCTTCATTATTTGTAATACCAAACCCATACCCGCCAGGAATAAGATGTCCTTCCGAAAAATACCAAGCATCTAATATAATTTGATCATCTCTTACATCATAGTCTTTATTAGACCACTTAACAACTCTCGGCGCAATGCCCCCAGATGTAGAAAGCTTATCCGCTCTCACCTTCTTAGAGACCCCATTTTGGGTTGTTATGTATACTTCATGGTTAGGAGTGATAGAAAAAGATAACCCCCTCTTCTTAACCTCTAGCATGTTCCCTTCTCTCCATGAAGAATGAAGGGCTATAGGAGATTGCCATCCTTTCGGAGTGATGAGAAGATCACTAGGAGAAAGGTGTTGAAAAAGCTTCCATCCTTCTTTCGTTAAAACTTCTGTTCCCTCACGAAAACACGCTTCATCGAAAATGTAAAACGGGGTGGAGTTGGCAGCATGTAATCCCTGAAAACTTTCAGCATTCTCGGCTCTGCTCGTTAGAGCATCACAACGCCACTTCTGCTTAATATCTTTACTCCCCTTCCTACTCAAGCTCATATTACCACGACTATTAGTGTATTCCCAAAAATGAGAAGAGAGGGCTAGATGATGCCATTTTGCCATCTCTGCCCATGTCTTCGTCCTAAGCTGATCTCCAGTGTTAGCTGTTACAACGCCCATAGCTCTTGGGCGTGTATCAAGAATGAATAGAATTAACCAACTCACCATAGCACTCTTTCCTATGCCATGCCCACTTGCTGTACTAAAACGAATTGGGAGAACAGTGTTATGGCCGTTAAACTTCCTATCCCTTATCTCTTCCCCAAGTTGGTCAAGAAATTCACAAGCCCATTTATCAGGACCAAATTCGCTTCTAAATCTTGTTTTATATGGCTCTACCAACGGAACCATCTGAATGGAGGGATCGGTACGCCAAGGAAAGATAAACATAATATATCCCAACGGATCATCATAGAATTGGCTGATATCCGTTGTTAGTTCCCTATCTGCATCCATTATACTTTATTAAACACCTTACTGTGGTAGAGGGATTTATATTTCTCTAATGGCCCCCAGAAATAAATGCTACGCCCATCTGGCGTTTTCCCATGTAACACCACCATTACATCACCATCAGCCCACATAAACCGTTTATATTCACTATCTATTGCAACATCTTCATGCCATTCATAGAAGCATGTTCCATCTTCTATACGCTCAGACATTTCAGTTTCATCAAATCCAATTGAAATAACATCATCAATTGCCTCTGCTGAATAACATCCAAACAATACAGCGATTACGAATAAAATATTCATTTTTCTTCTGAAAGCTCCTCTCTACGTTTAATAAGGGTATCAATAAGGGATTGTTCCATATCAATCTTGGTCTTTTCTTGCCTAACTCCAAGAAGAATAGCAGCTTCCTTAATAGCCCCAATCATATCAGGAACAGCAATAGAAACATTTGTCTTAGTTCGTTTATATTTCCCACCTTCTCTTGTCGTATCCACTGTAATCTTACGAATAATTTTCCTTAACGAAGGAGAGAGGTGTTTGAAATTGAGAGAAGGGCGTCCATCCTTGTCCACCTCAATAAGCTCTCCCGGAGATGCCTCAATAATCATCCTTAGCTTATTAAGAAGCCATTCCCTATCCATGTCTGTTGCTTTTTCCGTCACTCGCATTCTCCGTTCTATCTCTGCCCTCACCTCTGGGTGGGAAAAAACATCTCTTACACTGTGTGTGCTAAAGCCAGCTCTCGTACAAGCATCCTTCTTAAGAGCCCCTTTCATATAATAATTAATGGCACGTCTATGCCTTATTGATATGGTCATTAGAATACCGCGTCATCACCTTCTGTAAGGTCGATAGAAGTAGCGCAATGATTAGGATCGAACCAATCAAGGATAGGGCAAAGAGCTTTTCCCCAAAGCTTGTCCGCATTACGCGCTTTCCCAGCTCTCGAAGAGATAGTCTCTTCTGGATCACCTCCAAATAAGGCATTTCCAAACCTATCGAAAGAGATTAGAATGTTAAAAAGCCACTTTCCCAGCATTACGGTGCATTCCTAACAAAATACACCACTACCAAAAGACTAATTAACCATCCGCTTAGAATCAATATAATGATTGTCATAATAAATACACCTATGCATTAATCATATCCCAATCATATTCCATTCTTTCTTTTTCCTCCCTTGTTCCTTACACATGGGCAGCTTGCTGTCCATGAATGCATTAGATGATGAAGAGAATAAGCACATATAAGGAGTAGATGAGCAATACATACTACTATATACTAAGAATTAGGGTGTTTTGTTAAGAAAAAAAGAAACATTAATATAATAATTAAACATTAATATTAAATTGGCATATATGGGAGGGCTCATTTAGTATCTCCTACATATTGTCGATGGGGGCAGTACCCTCCAAAGTCATTTATTTTCAAAGACTTACAGACAGGAATAGGAATTTCCTCCTAGATATGCAAGAAAGGTGTTCAATTTGATATGAAAGATCATTCATATGTATTTATTAATCAAACAGCTGTATGAATAATCAGGCTGACGCCCTGATGGGGATGAGTGGAAGGGGCAGGCTGTCTCCTTACCATTTGTCCCTATCCTCCCCATGCCTTGGGATGACGAGCTTATCTAGCCATGTACGCCTTGGTCCGCCTGAGGCGCCATGGGCGGTCTTGAGGGTTGCCTTGTACCTCTCCTGCCTATCCTCGGCCCCTTCGTGCTCTTGGGCACCCTTGGCAATTGGCACTAAGACAGGGAAGGGGACGGAGAGCTTGCGCCATTGCTTCTTCAGTCTAACGAGTGGGACTGGCTTGTGAACGGACAACCATGCTTCAATAGCCTCCCCTTCCCTTGTGAGAGGGATTGGACCATCAGGGAAGGGTGGAAAGGGCGGATCAATCCAAATGGGTATGTAATGCCCCATGTGACCTAGCCTCCCGCTTGTGGAAGCTTCCCTTACCAACAATCCGCCAATGTGGATTGCCTTAATCCTTTTAAGCCTCTCAGCTGCTTCCTCTACCCATGAAGGATAGATAAGCTCACTTGGGTATGTATTTGCTTCCATTGTATATTCCCTTGTATTCAGGTTAGACAATCCAACCCGTGCTTTCCACATAATCAGGAAAGGGCAGGATACAAGGGAAAACATGAAAATAGGAATAAAAGCCTATTCTAAGCCTATCCTATTGATATTAAAGGAAAATATAATGCCTTGAAATAAATTTATTCATAGCCATTTATGGGTAGACATATTTCACGGTGTATCCCAACCGATGAGGCTTATGATGAGGCTTGGCAAAAGAGAACGTCAAGCCTTGCGGCAAGCGAGCATGAACGCTTTGGGCGTTAGGGGAAGGAAAGCCCGAACGCCGCATAGTAAAGCGCGATTTGCTTCAGTGTGGCATAACCTGTTACCGCGAGGCAGACCCTCGCCCCAGTGGGGCATATGCGACATCGTGCCAAGCCGCAAGGTGACAGT